TATCGTACTCATAGCACTTGGAGCCTACTGCTACACCTGAAGCTGGCTTGGTGTCTGCCGCAGCTCCGATATATGTTTTTACGCCCCTCTTTTTGCCATTTAATGTGCCTATTTTAATGTAAGCTGCCATTTATTACCTCCGTTTTCTAGGTTTAGAGGTTGCGACTTTCTTATTTATTACTGATTTCTCAGTGTGTTCTACAGTTTTATGTTCTTTAGGCTCTATGCTCTTGTCCTGCATAGCCATACCAGTCATTAACCATTGTCGAGCTTGTTTATCCGGAACATCTACCACGTCACCGACATGATAATGATTTTTACCATCATAATATACCGTTTTAAGCATTCTAATTCTCATTTTAACTCCTTATTGTGTATCCAAGTTATATTCCTGCATAATTGTTCCAAGTGGTACATAGATTTTATATTGAATCTTTTCTGTGGCTATACTAACTAATGCTTTGTCCCATTCAGGAATACTTTCCCAAGTTTCAATATAAGCGTTCTCTATATCTTTTTCATAAATAGTGGCATAAGAGGAATGTATTTTATCCACAACATTACCACCGTCATCATTAGTTTTGTAGAAATAATAGTACATCTCTGAATTGACACTACCAAAAAACAAACCAAAATTACCATTTGCATTGATAGAGCCTTGAATTGATGTAATGTCATTTTCTGCCACTTTAGTATAGTCTGTATAAGGTACACAGAGAGACCCTATAACCAGCCCAATAAACCCAATTATTATAGGAATGAACGCAAACAGACAAAAGTCTACATTACTAAACGCTCCTATAATAAGCAACAGTAAACCTATCCCCAAAATCCATAACCAAATCATTTTAACTCTCCTTATATTAACGGGCAGTAGCGGTGGGGAAAGGAGATTAACCCTGCCCCCACTGCCCGTAACCGCCCAATTAAGGGCAGCTTATTGTTCTACAACATCCACACACGCTGTATGTACATTGGGATTAGCGTCTGATTCGTAGTAACAAGCCATTAAATTGTAGACATTAGCTGCGTTGACTGTTAATCCACTGGTTAAGATACCGCAGTTTACAAAGGTTAATTCGTTTACCACAGCACCTGAACACTCGAAGCCTCCTACAAGTCTATATCCCCAGAACCGCACCCTGTCATCTGTGCTTTCAGTAATATAGTGGACAAGCCCCTCTATAGTATTTCCTTTACCTGTAGCATAGATTCGGATAGAGTCTGACGCGGCCCCTGAACGATTGACATCGATAGCATGGTCAGTTGACGTCTCAGATTCAATTTCTACATCCTTAAGTATAAGATTGATTCCCTTACCTACTGATGCGTTATCTACCTGTAAACCAACCAAACCATCATCGTGCGATAGTTTAATACCATTCAAGGTTGCAGTCCAAGTACCTGAAGCAGCCGCAGGATCGATTGATACAGCAAAGGCAGTTACTGCTTCTACTGTTACAGTGCCGGGGATTAAAGCTACCAGCTGCGCGTTATCGTAATCAGTCCATGTCACATCCTCTGAGTAAGTTCCTGGGCCAACAACAATAATCTTATCGTCAGCCGAGATAGCAGTCATAGCCCCTTGAATAGTGGCATATTTATTACCATCAAGCGTTATATCAAGTGATGCTGCTCCGGTAACAGATACATAATCCCCTATATCAGGGTTATACCGTCTGTGTAATTCCTGAACCATTTATCTACCTCCTATGTCGTATAGGTCATTACATCTGACTGTGCTAATTTACCATTTGGCAGTACGACATTTAAGACTGCCTGCTTTCCGGAAGCCACTGTGATAGTAAAGTCTGCTAATCCAGTGGCTTCTGTTACAGTCCTTCCCATAACATCGGTAACATCCTCTACTAATATCGCCCCATTGGTTTTGATAGTTATTTCGCTGGTATCGGTGCCGTCAGTCACCAACGTTTGAGCAGTGGCATCGGTTGTTAAAAACCAAGTAAATACGACATAATCTGTGTATGTCTCCTCACTGCCTCCATAGAATTGTACCGATACATCCGGGGTCATCGTGGTATTATCAGCTACCGTAACAGTCGCTGTTATATTATCTCTTGTTAACATTATTTTACCTCCGTTTAATTTATGGGGAGGACTTTCACCTCCCCTATTTTAAGACTAAGCTCCTGAGTTACCTATACCGTAGAAAGCAGCCGTGCGATAAGCACCGCCTCCGACTCGTTTCTTAGCACGGAAGCCTATCAGTCCTGCCTCGGAGTAAAGCTCATCCAGCCTCTTAATGGCCATACCAGAGCGGTCAACAATCATATAACCCTGTTTGAAATTACCGAACACAACAGAGATTAAGTCAGTGCCAGTGCTTGAATTTGTCATATCATTCTGGCTTATAATACCGAAGCCGTCAATGTTATTCGGCTGTCCTGCCTGTAATGACGGCTGCCAGAAATACTGACCATAATAACCGCTGGATGTTTCAGGGCGAAGCAGCCTGATAGCTAATTCAGTTGTCCTGCTCATTAACCATACGGCACCATTCAAGTACTGGGCACCGAGACCATACTCACAATCCAGCAAGTCATCTATATTTGCAGTGTTAGCCGTTGTCCAGTTAGTATGTGAGATTGATTCCAGTGTGATACCGTCCGGCTGTGAATAGGTAGTATGGCCAGTACCAACAGCGAACGCCTTAGCTTCTGCATTAGCAAAGGCAGTGGCGAAGGAATCAGCAATCATAGCCTGGAGGTTTGCGTCTGTGTCTTCGAGCTCATCCTCACCGACTTTGGTCAGTCCGTACATATCCTCGACATAGATGATGTCACGTGACGGAGTGACATCGGATTCAGTTATATCACTGCCTGTCTCCAATTTACCCCAGCTAACCGAAACTTCAGTTGCTGAGTTTACACAGACCTTATCCCTCGATGTAGTGCGTACACGGCAATAGTTACGCAGAGTGTTAATCTGAGGAATTGCCCTCATTATTTCTTTTTCAAGGTCTTCAGGTACCAAGTACAACCCAGCTGTGTTCTCTACCAGCGCCTTGCTTTCCGGGGTTATCGCATGCTTTAATATTTTCCTATCATCAGGGTCAAGGTTCCTGTCTCCGACCCGCATAGCCTTGTAGAAGGCCGTCTTGTAAGCCTTTGTGTCCTCGCTTTCTTTTTCGCCTTCGCCTGCCGGTATGAGTTTCTGACGTTCGATGTCCAGCCCTATAGCGTCAAGCTGCGCTTTCTGAGCATCCATAGCAGCGCTCATTTTTTCCAGTTCGACTTTGTCCTCAGCTTTGTACTCATTAAGAGTGGTTACGGCCCCTTTTGCTTCATCCAGAACTTCGTTGTTCTTAACCTGCATCTGCGCCCAAGTGTCTTGGATTTTTTCAGCTAAATCTTTTATTTCCATTAGTTTCCCTCCGTTAATTTAATTATTGCGGCATCGATGTTATCATTAGCCTTTTTCACATCGAAGCCATCTATCTCTGATTGAATGCTTTTTAAAGCTACATCCAACTCTGCGGCTTCCTGATCGTCTTCCGGTTCAAGAGTGTCAGTTGACGGCTCTTTACCTTTATATTTCTCAAGAAGTGCCTGGAGTGCCTTAACTGCATCCTCTATTGGTTCTATTTGATTATTATTTAATGAGTTCTCTATAGCCTTTACATCAAGAATCATAGCAGATGGATTAGCTGCGAATACAACAGGAGATATATCATAAAGGCGAACTTCCTTCAGGTGTCGTACGCCGCTTTTAACTTCCTGTTTTACCGTGTCATAGCCTATAGACATCCTTTTGAGTACCCCAGCTTTAGCTAAGAGTAATGTCTCCTCTGCTTTCTGGACACCACGGACTATTTTTATTTTTGTGAATAATCCCTTGCTATCCTCCCTTGCTTCAGGGAGTCCTATCGGCTGCATAATATCGTGATTAAAAAGGCTAACAATGGTATCAGAATTTTCTTTGAGTGACTTGCTGAAAGCCCCTTTGTCTACCACATCACCGTAACTATCTGGCACATCATCAAATGTAGATCCGTAACCAGTGATAGTTCCTTCTTCCTCATCTATATCCTTTACTTCGAACTTAACTGTTTTTCTTTCCATTGGATAACCTCCTGATTTGTAGTAAGTATTCCTTAGCAATAATCAATCTGATGCCATGTGTCCCCGCCATCATAACTATCAAAAGATTCTTCACTATGTCCCCAAGGACTCAATAGTGATTGAAAGGTAGTTCGATTGGGGCATTTTAACACCGCTTCTACACGCATTCCGTCAAAGTTATAAACAACCTTATCTACAACTAAAAAGGCTCCACACTTATCACATCTGCATAATATCGGAGCAGCGTTACCTTTTGGAGGAGGAGGCGGTTTTCTGCCTGTTATCATTCTACTCATTTATTTTCTCTCCTTTTAATCTGTTAAATAGCCTTCCGCACATCGGCAGTTAATCGAATGTTCTCCTACGTACATCTCGCCGTTATCATATGGCTCATTGAATGGAACACCCTTGCCGTTATCTAATGAGGCGTGTTCATCTCTTACCCTTTCATCTCTTGAGCTTATCCAGAGTTTCTTTCTAACTACCCCGGACTGTCTGGCTGATTCTCTCTGTCCATATCCTGCAGCCTGTGCTGTTTCAGTTCGAGCCACCCTCATAGCCTTCCAAGCTGATTGGTCATCATAGAATTGCCTTAGCTCTTTAGCTATCTGAACGTTAGTGAGATTACTAGCGGTTCCTTTGGATATAATACTTTTAACATCTTCAAGGTTGGTTGACAGTATCGATGTTACAGACTCCCCAGCATGACTTGTAACCCACATTTGGACTGCCGCGCTAAACGGGTCAAAAGTCCATTTCTTCTCTGTTGGGTTAATTCCCTTCCCACCAAGGTCATCTGCTATCTCTTCGCCAAAGTCTTCTACAATGACGGCGGAGACGGCTTTTATTGTTTTAAGCCATTCCTTCGACTGACTATTGATAGCTGTCTTAATTGCCGACTCAGAGCCTACAGCCTTAATAACCGCCTTGCCCTCAGCTTCATATAAAGGTAACATTCTCTTTTGTACAATGTCCCACCATGCTACACGGCGGGTGTCTATCCGTTTCCAATGAGTAGATTTCTTCTCCTCGGTGTTAAGATTAATAGCCTTCGTCATCTTAACGGGTTCAGGTTCACCGGATAATGCGGATGAGCCGGATGGTGCTAAGTTCCAGGGTAAATATGAATTATCCCACCCCTCAAACTCCTCAAGTCCTAGTTCTAATTTATCATTTATCTGATTAAAAGGAACACCCATTGCCCATAATGACTTGGCCTGATCTGTTTTCTTTCCGAAATCATCCCTTAAAGCAGGTACATTTGATATGTCATAAGTTATAAATATATCATCGCCATAAAGAGGTGCTATCTTTAAATTAAGCGTAGAGCGTACATCATCCAGTAAAGGAATGACCGTGTCTTCATATAATGACTTTTTAGCCTCTTGTACATTATTAAAAGATGAATGCTCTCTGTCTCCAAGCCACCACGGATCAATTCCAAAGGCTGCCGCGATATCTCTTTTATTGCTTAGTCGTGAGCTTATATAATCCATTTCCTGCGGAGTGGGTGACATCGATTGCCACTTATAACCGCCGCTTAATACCCACGGCTCACCACGCTTTGACTTCTGCAGGAACTTCTCCCTGACTCTACGTTCAGCCTCTTTGCCCTGTGCGTCATC